TCAGAAAAGAGAAGATTGCTGTGGAATAGCCGGAACTGCTCCGATCTCTGGAAGCGTTTTACGTAAGTCTTCCCACAGGATATGTACCAGTTCCGGGGCCTGGGCAATATCTGGCGTATGTAAAAAAAGATAAGGCGTAGTGGTCTGATGCCACTGCGCTAATTTTTGTAACCAGACCTGAAATAATTCCCGGTTTTGCGTCATATCATCACTACCGATAAAACGGATCAGCGGATTTGTCGCCGTCAGTACAGCATGTACCGGAACTTTAGGTTTTTTTCGTTGAGCGTCGCGAATAGCTTCACTGTGTGGACGTGCTGCATGAACCGGGCGGCTGTCTAAAATCACCCGATTAACGCCGCGCTGATGTAAACCGCGATTAAGCGTTTGTTCCTCTTCCCCTTTGGCGAAAAACTGTGGATGGCTGACTTCCACACCATAATTAAATTCGCCGGGAAGAGAATCGAGAAAATGCCAAAGCGCAGGCAGATCCCGTGGACCAAATGTGGCAGGCAGTTGCAGCCAGTATTGCCCAATGCGCGGCGCTAACGGTGACATGCGGGTCAAAAATTCAGTCACTAAATCATCGCAATGCCGTAATGCTGCCTGATGCGAAATGGTCGCCGGAAACTTAAAACAGAAGCGGAAGTCATCTGTGGTCTGCTCACGCCAGCGCAGGACAACCTCGGGTTTGGGCAGGGCGTATAGCGTGGTGTTGCCCTCCACACAGTTAACATGACGGGTATTAAGGATTAACTTACTGATTTTAATAAGCCTCTGGTGTCACTTTGGTGACTATGGGGCATCATTGGGACATAATCTGTCAGCTTCTGATTCAGCATTGCGATCTGTTCTGCATTGCTGTCAGTCATCCATGCTCCGTATACATTGAATACCATCTGGGCACTTGCATGGCCCATCTGGCTGGCAATGAAGCTTGGGTTTGCTCCGGCAGATAATGACCAGCACGCATAAGTGTGTCGTGACTGGTATGCCTTTCGATGCCTGATCCCTGCACGCTTAATGGCTGTTTCCCATGAGTCACCTACAGAATCGACTTTGTAGACAAAACCTACCTGTTCGCTTTTTCTAACCACTTGAGGGTTAAACACGAAAGTACATTCATGGTTCACTGAACGTCCATATTCACGTAGTTGCACCTTGATGTTGTACTGCTTACCCAGTCTTGTCATTTCAGCCTGATTTTTCAGGACACTGATAGCGGGCTGGATAAGGTGCACAACCCTGTTTGTGCTTGCTTCAGTTTTCGGTAGAGTGAACTCACCAAGTTTCGTATAATTGCGCCTGATGGTAATTGTTCCTGCCTTCAGATCGATATCTTCCCAGGCCAGGGAGACCAGTTCACCGTGACGCATTCCTGTGTACACAGCCAATGACCACAGGTTTTTCGTCTGCTGATGTCGGCAAGCATCTATCAGGCGAATAAATTCGTCACGAGTTAGCGGATCTGGCTCTGCCCTGGCTCTTTTAAGAGGCTTAATTCCCTGGAAGGGATTTGCTTCTAAGTAACCGTGATCTGCAGCAAACTGAAACATTCCAGCGATTGTCGTCATGTAATAATTTACAGTAACGACGCTCCGTCCTTTTGCTGCTGCTTTGTTTTTCGTTGAATTCTGATACCCGGTAAGCAAATCTTTCCTGATATACAGCAATTCCTCTTTGGTTACCGATGACACCAGTCTACTGCCTCCAATTTTCGGAACCATCGTTCTTGCAACGGATTCATAGCGATTGAATGCATTTGCAGAGATTTCCATTCGTTTCAGATCCAGCCACTTTTCTTCAAGTTCCTTCACCGTAATTTCTTTTTTACTTACCCCAAAAGCCTGAAGGTTGGGGGAGTCAGGGAACTGTGCAGCATAATCAAAGCTTCCTGTGCGGATGGCAAAACATACTGATGTCCGCAGTTCCCCGGCGATCTTCCTGTTCTTGGCAGTGTCAGGGACACCAAGATTTTCCCTGACACGTTTACCTTTAAAATTAAACCAGATGCGTAATGTGCCGCCGTGGTTTTCGACGCCTGTTGGATATTTGACTTTATCCATCGATACCTCCAGACGCCCAAGAGCGATACGAGCTTACATATTTCATGATATTAAATCACCTGGGTTGTTTGTTTTTCATTGAGGCGACCCAGGCATCTATTGCTTTTCTGTTATACATACATTCACTGGAAGGCTTTGGATTACCGTCTGGTGATACGTGAATATACTCTCTTCCAACCATCCAGCATTCTTTCCGGGCCCGAAGAATTGTGCCTGGTTTGAGCCCGGTAATTGCGATAAGAACGCTTTCACAAACCCATTCATTGGGAGCCAGTTGAATCACATTGCCCATGTATTACCTCACACAACACTCAGCCCACGGCAGTGGCAACACACTTCAAACATTCGCTTCACAACTTCACGACAGTAGAAGCCGTCAACATCTCGCGTCAGGTCATAGCGATTGCCGTAACGCTGGTGGACCCATCGTTCAAATGCTTTATTCATTCTTTACTTCCTTTTTATGGCTCGTAATTTTTTCAGGTGCTTTTCCTGCTCAGTGTCCGCGAGAATTTTGCGGTACTCCTGGTGGTCAATATGTTCGAACAGGCAGTTTAACTCACCAATGCGTACCCGCCCGGATCGTCCGTCCATCCGTCGAAAGAACACTGAGTGCTCAGTGATGCGAGTAATCACCACGGGGTATCCGGCTCTGTCCGTGTATATCTGACCGCGTTGAATCAAAGCGAACATGTGGTTATCCCCAGCGGCAAATCGAATACACCACCAGCGCCACCGCCATCGCAATTCCTACCGTTGTTAATGCTTCAGGCCAGGTCATCGTAAAATATCCTCCACGCTTATCAGTCCGTTCCGCTCCAGATAACTCATCGCCTTATCCGGTAATTTGCAGTCTGGCTTCGCTTTCCTCAGTTGCCAGGTTAACTGCTTTACCAGCATGGTTAACTCATCGACCAGACGCTGATATCCCACTGGTTTGTATTCATGCAATTTACCGGCTGGCTCTGCTGCCAGCGATACCAGTGCGATTTCCAGAACAGCAATATCCATCTTATATGTGCGGATGATGTCATGGTCGATTGTGCCCGGTATGCACAGTCTCTGTGCTTCAATAGTCTCCTCTGCGTGAGCTATTAACTGCTCTCTGGTAAAAGTCGTCATGCCGTAGCCCCTTCTTGATATTTTTCAAACCAGAACACAACCGGCTCTGCTTCCAGCGATGCCAGCGCAATCCGTGCCAGTTCCATTTGTTCACCACGGGTAAGCCCGTTTTCAAGCGGGTTTTTAATGAACAATTCAATACGTTCTTTGGTAATAGTGGTCATGTGTTACTCCTTAACCCGCAGTGCTTTCAACTGATGAGGGGAACAAAATCTTTTCATCAAACCCTGCATTCATATCATGGACAGCAACACACCAATCCATTGACGAACGATTATCAAGAGCCTCCATGATTTCATCCATGCGGCGCAGGTCATACAGGTAAATGCTTTTATCGCCAATGGTGTAAAAACCAATTTTTTTCGGTGATGGGCAGCGATCAAGAACGTCCTGTAATTCGTTCAACCATGCCCGTTCTTTTTTTGTTAAAGTTGCCATATCACTCTCCTTTCCCATGAAGCATAGCGGCGCGGCAGGCGTTCCAGCCTGTAGCGTATGCAGCCGCTTTGCTGCTGCCTTCAACTGGCGCATCCTGCCAATACATTTCATCCGGCACTACCGGCGCTGGCAAGGCAGCGTGATAGTAGAGTGGCATAGTTTTGTACAGTGGTTCGCCAGGACTTCCGTCAACCTGATTCCATTCTTCAACCCAGGCATCAACAACCGCTTTGCTGGTTGATACATGTTCTTCTGAATCTACATTTTGTCCTGATATACAGAACATAACTGCCTCTGCTTCCAGCGATGCCAGAGCAATTCGTGCCAGTTCCATTTGTTCGCCACGAGTAAGTCCGTTATCAAGCGGATTTTTAATGAATAATTTGATACGTTCTTTGGTTATAGCGTTCATCTCACTCTCCTTTGATGCGAATGCCAGTAGCGCGGATTGCATCGATGACTTCAGAAACTTTGTATGCCATTACCGTTTGGTAATCATCGTGAAAATCTGTTCGATGAAGCATGCTGCTACGTTCCGGGAGCGATATTTCCCGAGCATCCAGTTCCTTAACGCGCTCCTCCGTTCGTAGACCCTGCATTGTTCTCTATCATCAATCAGATATAACCCAAGACATTCGCTTTCTACCCAACCGCCAAAATCATGATCGTAACGCTCACATGAAAACTCACCGTCACCGTCCTTTGTTGGAATGGTGTAACTATCTAATGGGCCACCATATGTCGGCACATTTCCCAATGTTGGATGCTCAATCCACATGAAAAATGCACGTCCGGTTATTGGGCAAATATCTGGCCGCCATTGGTTACGAACAGCCTTGGTTTCGGATAATTCTTCAGCGTGTTGTTTTACTTCCTCAAGCTCAACTCTCAGCTTCCCAACCGTAAGAGCAATATCCTCGTTCTTCTGGTCGCGGCGTTTGATGTATTGCTGGTTTCTTTCCAGCTCATCCAGCAGCGCCAAGACGGTAGCCGGATTGGCTGCAGCGATGAATTCAGCATTGGCCTGCTGTTCCATTTGGAAATCTTCATCGAAACCGCTTTCAGGATGCGCTCCTTCAATTCTGCAAATGGGAATATATCCAGCAGCCTCGCGATGAATTAGCGCATCATCACCATCAAATCGGCCCGATCCATATTCGAGCGACCACTCACCACACGTTGCTTTCTCTGCCTTTTCACGCAGTGCCTGATAGTCAATCTTGCTCACTGGTTG